TAGGCTGGTTAGATTCCTCGCGCCCGCCGAACCAGTCAAAGCGCCCGGTCGCATCGTTATTGAGGATCATCCCCTCCGTGGGCGTTCCTCCATTCGTGCATACAACCGTGCCGCGCAAATTCATGTCGTCGCTGTAATATGTCTGTCCAGCCACGGTTTTATACGAGCCAAAGCAAAAGCGTCCGTTGGCGTCTATACGGATTGACGGTCTGACAGCGGAAGCGTTAAAAACCAGCAAGTGCGAGGGAGGAAGCTGGAAGAATCCGCCGACGTTGCAGGCGTTGGCTCCCATGACGTAGTAGCGGAATGTTTGCTCGTTGACGCCCGTTGTGGTAAGGGTCAGACCAACGACCGAACCGAGCGCCGTTCCTGCGCCGACCTTTTCCGGCTGTTCGTACAGCGTGATTGTGTCGCCGCTTTGTAGGTCCGTGGCGATTTCCGCGCCGCCGTTTTCACGGTATAGGCGATAGTATGTCAGCGTTGTAGTGGTGAAAGACTTGATGATCCGCACGTCCTTGATGACGCCTGCGCGGATAATTGCGAAAGCCTGACCCTCGACCGCGCCCGTCCAGTTCCCCGCCGCCGTTATCGTGCCGGTACTGGAGTCCACCGTCAGATTGACGCCCGTGGAAACCTGAGACAGAAAAGATCCGGTCTGCGTGGTGCGGGATGCGGATAGCGCGGACCAGCCCACTATGCACCTTCCTTCGGATCGCCGAGATCCTTCGCCACTTGTATCGCATTTTCGTGTGCTTTGGCGCAGCGTTCCCGCGTCGTGCTTGGCGCTTCAAATCCGATATTCCCGGCAATGTCTAGGAAAGCGTCAGCCGCCGTGCCAAGTGCGTTAAGCGCCCGTGTTAATCGCAGATTGCAGATCACACGCGCCACTTCTGGGTGAGTTTCTGGGCGCTTCTGGATTCGCCGCTCCAGCGGAAGGTCTTTGGCAAATGCCGCGTATTCCTGTGGTATATTGCAGCATTCCCCTTCGCCATCTGTGCAATGGAAGTTCGCCCACTCTGTGGGGTATGGGGGCATGGTTTCGATTTTTGGCTCATTACTCCAGCCTGTGACGATACCGTCCATGTCGCAGGTGACCCAATCAATCCAGGGAGGGACGGCATTCCAGTTGATGTTGATTGGTTTCATTATGTCACCTCAACCGGATGCGTGGTGCGATAGGATAGTGCGGACCAGCCCATTACAGCACCTCACCGCCGGCCTTGGTGCCGGGATGCGAGAGGGTGCGTATGGCGCGTACCAAAGTCACGGCTTGATCCTGCGAACGGTCTTCTTGGTGCTCTTCGACATGGCCTTGGAAAGCTCGGTCTCCAGCTTACTGCCTTGTTCTGGGTTAGCCTTCACGAAGTTGGAGACGCCCTCGGTCACTTCAGCGAATTGACCCTCAGCCTTCTTCCTCCCTACGGTAAGCCCAGCGAGGAGCGACGCCAGCCCCGCAACGACCGCCGTCCAGTTGCCCGTCAAGGCGTTTATAGCCAAGTTGGCGATCCCTTCGGTAGGAAGGGTGGGGAGGTCGATCTTATTGGCTGCAGTAGCCTGTAAACGGGCTTCCCGTTCGGTTAACGCGTCCTTCTGGACGGTACGCTCCACGACGACGTCAACCGGCTGCCCGGCTTCAACGCCCTTCTTGTGCTCAACGGTCTTCTCCGTCTCGATCTTTCGCTCTGTGCTGTTGTCCTGGGTGCGCGTCTCGGAGGACGTGCACCCGAACAGGAGCAAGGCGAGAAGCGCGAGAAAGTATCTCATGGCCCGACCTTCGGGAGTGCCGCCACCACGCCGGACTGGACCAACGCCCACAGTATGACGACCGCTGCGACAGGGACCGCCCATGTGATCAGGGAGTCGGTCACCTTCTGCCATACCGGAGAGGTCTTGCCCGACATCTCCTGAAGAGCTTTGGTCAGCTCCTTCGTGGTGAGCATAGTCTCTTTGACCGCGCTGGTCAAATTCTCAAGAGTGCATTCAAGGCGGGTCATGCAGGTGTCTCCGGCATTGAGCCTCTCGCGAATCTCGCGAAGCTCCCTGTTCATATCGCGCAAAGGGCGATCCTGGATACAGGCAGATGGATCCATACCATGCGCGGGCGTGTGCGGGCGCGAGTACGGACGCGTGCTGTCGTTATCAGAGTCGGGCATTGCGTGACTTCCTTGTCGGTATAACGGTGATGGTAGCCTCTTCGGCCTTGGTCTCGATGTTCGTGTCCGGCTTGACTTCGATCGCATCCCCGCGCTCAAGTATGTTCTTCACCGCGTCGGCGTCAGGTCCGTTCTCGTCCACATCCCATTCGTTTCCTGGGAAGAACGTGACGACCCTAATACCCTCGAAGGCGTACTTGTACTTGCGCTGGAATTTGAGAATCATGACCGTGTCCTTGTTTGGTGCTGGTGACCGGCGCGTTCTCGCGCTGTCCGATCACCAGTCTAGTTCTAGCTCTTCAGCTCCCTTAGGCCGTCATGGCCGGAGGATTCACAGCCACGCCAGCGTCGAGCATGCCCTTGAGGGCCAAGCACGCGATGGGCAGCGCACCGGAGTTGTTGCCGGTGGGGGTCACGGTCAGCTTGACGTACCGCTTGTTGCCGCAGTAGCCGATCTTGCGGCACTTGCCGTCGGCAGCGAACGTGAAGCCAGCGTTGGCCAGCGCGGTCGCGGTCTCGGTACCAGCCGAGGAAGTCTGGCCGATCAGGTCCGCAGCGGTCACCGCAGCGGTATCGGACAGATTGGAAGCATCACCGTGTTCCAGCGTGACGGCGGCGGTCACGTCGGTGTCGGTCACCGTGCCGAGCAGGATGATGAAGGACAGTGCGCCAACGCCCTGGCAATCGATGATCGCAGAGGCTATGGCGGTGTCGGAGTTGGTAGCGACCTGAGGGGCGATGGCCACGACAGGTTCCAGGAGATTGACTTGATCACGAAGCATAGGATTCTTTCTTGGTTGTTCGTTGGAAGAGGAATGCAAGGGTGGATTGTTGAAGACCTTCCCTCTGCGTCAGTTTCCAGCCACCCCACCTGTTGGCTGACGCAGAGGGTCGGTCAAGATCAGGTGTGCAGCTTGTACAGCTTGATCGCTTCGCCGTTGATCACGGCACCGCCCACGCGGCGGGTGGTATAGAAGAGGACGTTGGGCTTGCTGGTGTACGGGTCACGCAGCACGCGCACGCCCTGGCGATCCACGATCTGGTAGGCTTCGTTCCAGTCCGCGAAGGCACCGACCAGAGCACCAGCGGCCTTGGCAGCAAAGTCGTTCATCTCGATGATGCCCGAACCGAGGAACGTGCTGGGCATGCCGGCCACAAGGCTCGGCTCCCACAGGTAGCGCAGCTGGCTGTCCTTGAGCTTGCGCAGCTCGGGGAAGGTCAACCGGCCCCAGGCCCACATCGCGCGCGAGCGGTACGGCTCCTTGAGCTTGTACTGCATGTCGATGAGGGAGTCGATGTCGAACACATTCGAGACAGCCGACACGACCTGCTCCACCTGCTGGACCGTCGAGCTCCAGGTGGTGCCGTCCGCGTAGGAGAGGATGCCGCGAGGCTTGCCCACGCCGCTGCCGGTGAGGAAGGCGGTGTTCTCGGTACGGGCCAGCTTGTCCGCAACCTTGGCGGCAAGGTAGGCTTCGATGTCGATGGCACCGTCGTCCAGCATCTGCTGGGTCGCAGCAGGCTGAGCGTACATCTCGTGAACCTGTATGCGCCACTTGCCCATCTTGGGCGTGCCGGTCGTGGAGCGGGTGCCCGCTTCGCTGACCCAGCCGCAATCCAGCTCGTCGAGATCGTTCAGACCTTCCAGAGCGTCGGTGCTGATCGTCACGACGTTCGCGACCTGCCGCAGAGGCGAAGTCTCGAACACCTTCTTGACGATGCGACCCGACATGTCGGCAGTCACCAGGAAGCCGCCATCAGGATCGGAACGCACGGCCATGGTCTTGACTTCCTCTTCCGAGGGAGTCCAGCCCTGACGACCTTCGCACTCCGAACCGCCACGGCCTTTGCGCAGGAACGATTCAAAGCTCTTGCGAGCCAGCTCGTTGGCCTTGGTCTCGACCACGGTGCCGTCCTGGAGCTCGGTCTTGCTCTCGGTCTCAGTGCTGGACATCCGCTTCATGGCGGCTTCCAGTTCATCGTTGCGCTTCTTCAGCTCGACTTCGAGCTTGCCGCGCTTGGCTTCAGCGTCGTCCATCGCTTTGTTGAGCTTGGCCAACTTCTCTTCGATGAGAGGGTCAGCGTGGCCCTTCTTCGCGAGAGCTTCCAGCTTCTCGTCGTTGGTCTTCTTGAATTCCTCGAAGTTTTTCTTGACTTCGACGGCGATCTGTTCGATCTGGGTTTTGAGCTCGACATCCATGATGATTCCTTCTGCCCGGTTAGGGCTTGATGATTTGTGATAACGCACGAAGAGAGCGGATGACTTCATCCTGACCGTCCCGGTCTTTGATGCCGTCGTACACGCGAGAGAGGAAGCCTTTGGCTTCCCTGGAAGAGAAGCCGCATGCGTCCCGCAGCAGATTCTCAGCCTCGCGTGGAGTGAGAGGGCCATCGCTCTCGGAAATGGCCTTCACTGAAAGGATAGTGCAACGCTCGTTCATGGGGAACGGCAGCACGGAGATTTCTTTGACCGATACGGTCTTCAATTCGCGCACGCCGTCCTTGCGAATGTTCTTGTCCAGGGTCTTGTAACCCATCGACATGCCCTTGGCGGACTTGCTGCGCATGAATAGGTAGGTCTGCTCAACGCGAGGAATGCCCTTGCCGGTCCAGAGCGTGCCGCCAGTCAGAAGTCCCTTGCCGTCCTGTCCCCAAGATTTGTACTCGCCAACCGGCTCATTGGGATTATGGTTCCAGAACATGCTAGGCATCGTACCGGCTGACTTGTGCTCCGCTATCGTTTTGTCGAAGCATCCAGGTAGAACAACGTCCTTGCCGTGGTCCACGTTATTGAAGTATGAGCCATAGCCCTCGAACGTGCCGGTCTGCTCGTCGAAGGACTTGAGCTCAAAAGGTGCTACGAGGATTTCCATTTATCATCCCTTTGCGGTTATGAGTCGAGAGCCGAGGCGGTCAGATTGGTGATGACCGTCGAACCCGGTTATGAATAGTCCCACGCCTGCGGTGAGTGCCAGCTTCAACGTGATGGTCCCAGTGGATGATATTTTGCGCCCACCACCAGAGAGCACTCCGTTGAAATTGCGGGAGACCTGCACGCCTGCGGTCATCACTTCGTTGAACGCGAGGGTGCGCGTCACCTGGGCTTGGCGCAGCGTGCCGTCTCCGCCGTCTGCCCACATGGTGAAGATCGCCGTCCAGGCGCCGGTGTACAGTTCGCTCGTCGTGGACACGAAGTGCAAGTGCGGCTGTATGTCGGTGTGCTCTTTATAGCGGTGCGTGATCTGTTGGTTGGGGAATACCTTGACGGTGTTATTCACGAACACCCAATGCCACTCATCCGCATTCACTTCGGTCAGCACAGCAGGCGCAGTCGCACCAGGAGGATTCACGCCAGTGCCGAGCCATTGCCAATCGTCCCAATCAGCAGGGTCAAGGTTCACCATATCCTGTATGATGTTCTCCTCAATCAGCAGGACACGATTTGTGCGAGGGTCCATGTCATTCTTCCGTATTGAAAATGAGGACACATCGGCAGTTGATCACTTGCTCCGCAGGACCTGCCGGGTCTCCTGGGAACGACATACCTTCAGCTGCTCCGGTGAACTCCTCGTCCATCGGAACGGTCTGGTCGTCCATCTCAGCATGATCCTCGCGCGTGCGAGCATCTACCGCAGCAACCCAGGTCTTCGTCTTCACGACTCCCGTGGCGTCAGCGGCTTCCATCGAGCCGTACTGCATTGCCGCATGCGTCTCGGTTCGCGCGATCATCTCAGCGCGCATGCCGTTGATCACGCCATAGGTCTTCTCCTCGATCAGGTCAGCGATCTTGGCCGGACCAAACCCGCTATCAACCCCCTGAGCGACGGCGCGTTGGATCCTGGTGCGCGTAGTCTCCCCTATCTGCTTCGCTTTGACGGCAGCGTTGTGTCGAGCGTACACCTTGATGATATCGCCCAGCTCCTCATCGGTCAGCAGGTCCGCACCGTTGTCCACCTTCTCTTCCAGGTAGGTCGCTGCGCTCTTACCCATAAGCTGAGCATTTATCCGAGCAGCAGCGACGCTTATTGCGCGAGCGTAACCCGTTGTCAGCGTCTTCGCTATCTCGGCTTCAAACTCAACCGTACCGCTGATGGCCTTCTTCAAGCCACCTGCTTTGTAGTCCTGCGCAGCCTTCTTGCCCATCTCGTTCAACGTGTTCCGCATCGCCTTGCCCATAGTACGTTCCAAAGAAGCGCTGACCCTTTGCTGGGTGAGCGCTTCGCGGCGTCTGGCTTGCGGTGTGCGGACGTTGATCATGTTAATTCTTGGGACGCTTGTTAAAATCTTTCGGAGTTGTCTTGCCACCAGCAACTAGGTTGCCGTACAGATTACCCGGACCGCCGAGACGTTTCGCCGTTGAACTCACGCTTGCACGGCCGCCAGGAGTGCCTGAGGTGCCGAGCTGTGTTTTAATCAACTCACCCTTTGGAGTGATGGTGCGCCGTTCGGCAATAGTTTTGGCCGGTATATTTATGCGCTCGCCACGCTGCATGGTGACCATTGCTGGGCGTGTACCGTGTACCGTAAACGAAACTCCCTCAGGGGTATTCTCGAGAGGGCTAACCGTGAGTCCCAGATCTTTTTGGCCTTGGTGCATCGACGTCGCGATCAAACGCTGGTGGTCATTGCTGCCGACTGAACCACTTGAGCCGCCAGAGGAAGAGGATCCACCAGAAGAGGAGGACGCACTACCACCTCCACTAGAACCAAAGCGTCCATTCTCATCACGTTCCTGGTCAGGCGAATACTTCCACTCAAGCAGCGTATCAAAATCACCTTTCTGCTTCAGCTTGTCTTCAACCTTGCGGCGTATGCCCTGCGAGACGGAATCAGGCGATGCCTTATCAGAGGCGAACTTGCCCTTGTCGGTCTCGCGTTTCATGGGCTTGCTGTCGCAACCCTTGCGCATATAGGAATCGAACTTAGTACTCATTTTCTTCCTTTGGGTATACGCGTGGACGTCGTCTTATTTACAGCCCGAACCTTTACCAACACAGCGTCGTCAACCGACCCACCTGTGAGCTTTCCTATGCTGACTACGCTGAATTTCTGGCCTTTTGGAAGGATCACTTCGTGCTCGCCCTTGGCCTTTGACATGCCGGCAACGTAGGTGCCCTTTGCGCCCACAATCTGGTAGACCACAGGTTGGCCTTTGCCCATCGATGAAAACTCATGCGCGACTGTTATACTCGAGGACGCACTCGTGGTAACTGGAAAGGACACTTCTGATCCTGGTTTGAGACTAGCAAGTTGCGCTGTCGAAAGCGTGGTTCCGCGAAATACCTGTTCATGCACGCGCGCCTCACCGGATACGAATCCATGCAGGTCGCTAGCGTTCGTCTGGAGTTCTGCCCATCGCGTTTCTGAAACCTGCCTCGCTTGACTGCTGTTGAATTTCTCCCTGGTAGTTCCGCTATTGATAGCCTGGATAGCGTCGTGGTCTATCCCGGTGAATGCATCTAGCGCACTCCGTTCGTTCGATGTGATCAAGCCCGGCAGCTCTGCCACATCTTGCGCGTATGCTTCGCGCGCTGCGCTAGACTGCGCAAATTTCGCATCGCTAACACCGCCACCAGCGAAGCGACCGTTCTCATCGCGTTCCTGGTCATCGCTGTACTTCCGCTCTAGTCGGTAATAAGAATCAAACTTTGTGCTCACGGCGCAAGGCTCTTTTCAATCAGGCGCACTAGTCTTGACTTCTTGCCGAAGGGAAGACCAGCGGCGGGTTTCTTGGGAGGGAAGGGTGGCTTGGCTCCTGGTGCACCTTCGGGCTTCTTCGTAGCATCAGACGCGGCAGCATCCACACCGTCAGCCCCAGGAGTACCAGGAGGAAAAGCCCCAGGTGGAAGCACCGGCTCAGGAGGGTTAACAACATCCCCAAGAGGAATGTTGGTAGATGGTACAAGAATGACGTCGCCATCCTCGGTCTCCTCGTAGCCGATGGCGTCGCGCTTCTCGTTGACAGTGAGAGTATTGTTCGCATTGACCTTCTCCCACTTCTCATAGCGCGAGGGGTTCAGCGCATCGACATCATCATGATCGGGCTTCAGCTTCAGGTCTTCCCCGTACGCAGGCGTGAGCCAATGGTTCAGAACGTCGCAAAGCTCATCCAGCATCGGCAGCACGGTCTCCATATAGAAGGACTGGCGCGCTTCCGCATAGTTGGCGTACGTCTGCGCGTCCTTCAGCCCGAGCATCTGAGGCGGCACACCAAAGATATTGCATATGTCGCGTATTGAAGAGTCCTTGCCGTTGAGCCAATCCATCTCCAACGGCGTCAGCGACATCGTCTGCCATTCGAGGTTGTTCAGAATCAGCGGACGGCGAGCATTCTTGGGGCCACTCATCTTCTCTTCAAGTGCCTTCGCAATAGCGTCCATCTGGATCTGCGACATACCGCCCGGCTGCGAGTCTGTGGGCTTATAGACGAAAGCACCGTTGGGCTGGGCAGCATTGTCCAGCATGTGATTGTTCCACTCGTTCGCCTTGTTGAATGTGCGCATCGCATCGATGCCCGTCTTCAGAGGCGACTGCCCGAACCATGGGTCAGTAGGATTGAACGACCGCCAGTGCAGAATGTCACTCTCACCGCTCGTCGGGTTGCTGGGCCAGGACTTCTTCTTGCCAGCGTTCTCAAGGACGTATGCCTCAGGCGTCGCGAACTTCCCAATCTGAATCTTCATCCAGTCAGGACGATGGAACCACAGCTCCAAGATCGGGTCTTCCTGGGGAGTGTTGATCGAATCACCTTCGAGCTCCGTAGGGTCGGCCTTCGCTGGTGCGCCCGAGCGCAACACGCGCTCCAGGTACGCATTGCCATTCAGCAGACGGAACGAGACAAAGGACTTCCAGAAGAGGTAGCCGGGCGTCCAAGCGTTGGGGCGTTGAAGGCGCTTCATCAGCGGATGGTCTTCAACCTCAGCGTCTCCGCGATAGAGGCACAAGGGAATATGCGCAACAGAATCAGCAATTTTATTCACGCATGAGTAAACCGCCATGCACTTCGCATAGCCCTCTTCGTTGAGACCTTTGAAATCTGCCTTTGGCGATTGCGGATAGCCTGGAGCCCAGCCAGCAACAACGCTTGCAGCAGCGGACGCTTTCTCCTCGCGCCCAAAGAGTCTCGACCAGATACTCATCTGCAACCACGCACGAACAGACGAATCACGTCGATCGCGATGAGCGTCAAGATGCCTACTAGATAGCCGAGGAAGAAAGTTTCCATACTTAGGCAACTCCTACTCTATCGCTCATGGCGAGCATGTTGTACGCACCGGTTGCTGAGTCCACTTGGTCGTCCTTGGGCAAGGGAGAGGGTGGAGAATCGACTTGATCCCAGTCTGCAAACAGTTCTAGCTCAGCGAGCCAAGGCTTGTTCCATGGCGCGCGCACAATCTTGATATTGCCGCGTTCTGCTTGCGCGCTCATGGGCTTGGAGCGCGCAACCTTCGACGTGTTCACGCGGTTGGAATAGAAAGCGCGATCAGGGAACATCTGCGCAAGGAGGACGATTTCGTTCTTGCCGCTAGAGCCCGGATCTTCTTCAGCCCACACCTCAACTTCCATTCCATCATTATCAGCGCACTCACGCATGCTAGCATACATTCCATTTGCAGTCTTACGGAAACGGCACACATCCAGCACATAGAAAATGCCATTCTTTTCCATCATTTTCGTGCCCACAGTCCAATCTGGGTTGTTTGCTCCTGGTGTTACCTCAGTTGCAGCGCGATCCCAGTACCTTACTATGCGACCGCCAGTGGGGACTTGGTGCGGCTCAATAACCTCGAACCACCGCGCTTTGAATACCATTCCTGAGGTATCACGCACATTCCAATTGCCATTCTTCAGTCTTTCGCGCTCGACCAAAGGCATTGCATTCAAGTTGCCAATGTAGCCTGGGTCGTTCTGCATTCCGATCGGGTTGTCGGTGATGCACGCAGAAATGAATGTGAATGATTTCGGATTGTCGAAGCCGCGATCAAGTAGATCCTGCTTTGAGTCGCCCCACTCCACAGAATCGCCTGAGCGCGAGAACCAGCGTATCACTCCTGAGCGCGCGGGTATTGCCAATCCTGTTGCATCGTCGATCCACCAGTCGATGAACTCGCGCACCCAAGAAGCAGGGTCGGGGTTCATCGTAGCGCGCATATAAGGAAGGATCGGCAGAGCTTTGTCCAAGCGATTTCTGGACATGAGGTAGAAGAACTGGCCCTTCGTGAAGTGCGTCAGCTCATCGAACACGATCAAAGGAATCGCAGAACCTTGCCATGAGAATTTGTTCTTCTCATGCTGCATGTGCGCGAACTTGATCTTTGCACCGTTGGGCCAATGCCATTCCAAAGATGATTCTCTGGGCGTGCCGCCGAGCGATGGGTAGATCTGCATTGACGTGTCCCACAAGCCACCTGGATTGGTGATCTGCGGACATTCTCTGCGGAAAGCGACTCCTGCATACCCGGGAATATCGATCCAACGAGCAAGCTCCAAGCAGGACGCGTAGGACTTGCCACCGAAAGCAGCCCCGCCATAAAAGACAATATCAGCATTGCAGGCCATCATCATTTCTTGCGGCCCCGGCTGAGGCTTGATAACCGTCGGCGCTTCCATTATTGCCGAGCCGCTCATCCTAGCCAACCGCCTGGAGTGTGGAGACGCCGGCGTTGCGCTCAATCCACGCCTTGATCTTCTGGGTGGTAGTCGCGCTTATTGAAAGGTCCTGTGCGAGTTTATTCAAAACAGATTTCGAGCAACCAATCTGAAGTGCTGCCTGCTCCAATGTCAAATCCAAGCGGCCAAGCGTGCTATGATATTGCCGACTGAGCTGAGCGATAGCTTGTGTATCGTAGCCGCGTCGATAGAAATAATGCGGACGCGATCCCATTAGGTAGTGCTCTCAGGATTGAAGCGGCGGCCGTTCTCTGGGACGTAAAGCACGATTTGAGGTGTGGTATTGCCATCGGCGTCGACCATTTGAACGGCCGCGCGCTTGGGATAGGCATAGTTGGCAATATCCGATGCCATGTTGGCGCGCAGGTTAACGGATATAAGTTCGAGGGCTTTGTCTTTTCCTGAGGGTAGATGAACTAGCTTTCCGCCGACTGATATATTGCGGCCGGGCTTATCGAATTCCGCTTGCGTCATCAATCCCAACTTTACGACATTTCCCATAGCGAAATAGCACATGGTTTCGATAGGGTCAAAACCAAGGCGGTCGATAATTTCAAACACCCTACGCGTATCGCGATTGGGTATTCCCTTACGATAACCCGGCTGCCCTTTATATGC